CAGATGTATTATGGTTCAGAGGACAACTTCCCTGAGGTAAAATGGCCTGTAGAGCCTATTAATAAACCATCAAACAAAAATTCTCAACAAAACTCTCAGCAATGATATCATAAATATTAAACATTGCAACTTCTCTCTCACTCTGAATCATCTGCTGAGAAGTAGTAACACCAATATTTCCATGCGCTCTTCCTGTTCTTTTATGTGTCAAGTCTCGCTTGCTTGTCCCACTCTCATTCTCAGTAGTACTTCCAGAACCATTAGTGATAGTATCACCATCACTAATCTCTTTCGCATGGTCTGCAAGTCCGGCATTAAAAGCGGTATTCTGTTCTGTCACTGTTCCTGAGTTTGTTGTCTCATTACTGACAGTGTTTTTTATATCATTGTTTCTTGAATTCGTTCCTGTCTCCGCGTCCGTATCTGTCCAGTCTTCCATACGATCATAGTTTTCGATTGGATTATATTCCAACAAAGTAGTATCATATAACTTTTTCCAGTTATACTGATGCTTCCTACTCCACATTCCAATCATCATAGCAAAAAACTCAAGATTCGGATAAAGCACTTCCATCTCCCTTGACCTCATGCATATAGTATCAATTGCAATCTGTTTATCCATCCCATCAGGGACAGTAAACTCATTGAAAAGAGTATCTTTATAATTATACAACCCCTCCACTGTCATTAGTGCCATTCTTCTCACCCCCATTATTCTGTGAATTCGGATCATGTCTCCAATTAACACTTACATCCACATTAAACATTTTCTTAACATCTTCACAGCTTTTTTTCCATCCATCTAGCCACATTTCCATTCTAGTACTTGTCTCAACGTCATTGCTTTCTGCTTCGCTTCTAATCATTCTTTCTTTCTTGTCACTTCTAGCACTAGGAATTCCAATCTCTGTACAAAAGAGTTCTTCCAGTCTCCTGAGTGTGTCCAGAACATCACCGGCAATGTAGTTTTGCCGTAAGTTGTTCACGAAATAATCCCACGGTTCTTCCGTAGTATCTCCCCTCTGAATCCGTAGCTTTTCATCATAGAAAACTGCAAGTTCACCACGCATGACCTGATCCATTACTTTTTTAAGTGCTTCTGCACCAGCTTTGTTCCTTGCCCTGAACACATATGCAAGTTTAGAGTTCATCACATTCATGTCTAGTGATTCCATAGCGATAGCCATTTCATCCGCATACCTTCCAATCAAATCCATGATGCCGCCATAATCAGACGTACATTTAAACAATACACACTGTTCACCGATTACGGGTTCTAGCACACCTTTAAGCAGAGGATTACTAATTACTGCTTGTGCTGGACGATAGAAAACATTGTATCCTTTAAGCGTACATCCCTGTGGAATCACACCGAATTTGTCAGTGTTAATGATCGCAACAGTTCCCCAACAATAAAGACAATACAAAAAATAATCTTTGTCCCAGTTATCTGGTACGTCCCATTTCATCACAGAAATTGCTTTCTGTAACAGGTATCGTTGAAAGTACCAGAACAAACCAGTATTTTTGCAGTGGTTTGTGCTAGGGCTGATAGAACTGTTGTATTGGTTAATATAGTTATACATTACAGGCGCTCCCACACCCACATAATCACATCCATACATTATATCACTCTCCTGTCGTAAAATATTTATACCATGCTCTAGCATATCCAGCACGCTCCTGATGTATACTAGCTGGTCTTTCATAATTAGCTTGGAATGCTAGTGCAAGATATCCAGCATCCTGGGTGCTAGCACTCCACTGTTTCCAACTCAACGGATATGCACCAGTACTATACCATTGGGGTTCAATTCCCCAGTTTTTAATCCCACTGCTTTGTTGGAATTCTGCAAAAATTACACTCAACTGCTTATGTCCATCATACCAATCATCGTGAGAACCATATAGAACGTCAAGAACGTGATATAAGTCTGTCGGTGGTGTCCATTGCACAAGTCCGTGACCTGTTCCACCAACTTCTATCAGGTTTGGGTTGAATGTGGATTCTTGTTGAATGTTTCCGCATAGTCCGGCAATTGCGTTGACTGACCAACCTTGTGCCAAAAAGTAAGCTTTTATTGTATTCGCATTGTTAATAGCTTTTGGATTATTACCGCAGAGTTCCGCAGTCGGATCGCCAAAATATTCACTAGAACCGCCCGCAATCCAGTTACCCCCAGAAAATGGAAATCTGTACACCCTCCAATAATGAATTGTACTCTCATATACAGTATATGTATTAATGCTGACCTGATCTGGAAGAGGTAAATTTTTACTATGCGCTCCCATTGAATGTGTATCATCATACATCATTTCGGTGTGCTGATGTCCGTGTGGTGATGTGTCGTGAATCCAGAGTATATCACCTTTTTGAAATTTAAAATTAGAATAGTCACTTGGCAATATGATTTCCTCAAAACCTAAATTTTTAAGAATTGTCGGCATTGTTAGAGTGGTAAAAGGCCATGCTTGCAAATTGATTTCAAATCCCGCATGACCTAAGGCATAGAATATTATAGAACTACAATCATAGTACGTGATTCCATTAATTGTCTGTTCGTTTCGATAGTCCTGATTATATCCAACATTCGGGGCATTACATCTATCAACCATCCACTGCCAAGCTTGCAACATTAATCCACCAATTCCAAACGCTCCACCACTCCCCCATGGATTCTGTCCAGCATTCGCACTGGTCATTAATGCAAGAAACAATGAAATGTTACTTGCTGGAAAACTACGCATAGTATACACCGCCTTCCAAGTATTGTCTGATCTGTTCTTTTTCGGTTCTGGTTGCTCCTGCCACAACGATATTACCATTCTCAACAACGTAGTAACCAGTACCGAGTTCTGACATAGTACCATTTTTCATATATGGACGTCCATTATCGCTCCTATCTTCATCAACCAATTTATAGAAAATTTCGTTGATAACTGGTGCGCTTGCAATGCTAATCAGTGAACTATTCGCGCCTTTTGTGTTAACATCGGGAATAGCACTCTCAACAGCATTTGCAATTCCAACCGCAGAGCCGATAAAATTTCCTGTAAAAAATGATGCAATACTTCCCAGAATATCACCACCGGATTGAATTACATTGGTTCTCAAATCACTAACTTGAATATTAACTCCCACTTGTGAATACGCTGAGTATAGTGATATATCACCAGAATTTACAGTTATATAGCCTATTCCGCTCATACAATCAACAATTTTATTAACTGTTACGGAAGAAGAAGCACCAACTTTTCCACCATCTATTTCAAACGAACCCCACGGATTAATGATTATTCTGATGCGCCTATAAGGTGATGAATTTAAAAAAGTTCCTCGCGTTACCTGTGGGTGTTGTTTTACTGGCATAGTGAAAGTTTTCCTGTAAAATGGCAGATTACCCAGTTTGTATGCATCCACTGTCACTTCCCAAAAACCGAACTTGACTGCCGTTACTTTTTTACTTCCGGCATCAGCATTAAATGGAAACCACATTACACTTGTCAAATACTGGAATGGATTGAAAAGACATTTTAGTAAGCTTTCTGTGATCTGCTGACCTGAGATATTCGCCCAGTCAATTGTCGAAAAGATTTTATTGCAGAAAGAAGCAAATTTTGTGGGTGTGAATCCGTAAAAGTTAGTCAATCCATCTTCGCCAACAATACCACATACAAATGAACCTTGTGAAAGTCCATATTCACTTGCCGGAAAAGCACCATCAGTAACAACTGTATGTGTCATATCTGGTGTTGATAATGTAGGATAGAGTGTGTCCATGATATCCCCGTCATAAGAGGTGGACGATCTCAGGAAATACAAGCTGGTACTTGCAATCGTATCACGGTATGATGCCAATACATCAACAGAACAAATTGCAACCCATGTATTATTAATATATTGCCAGTCTTCTATCCAATATGATCTCCCCCCAAAATCTGGAATTGTGCAATAGTTCCAGCTAGGAACACTCCCGCCATTCCTCAAAATGATCTGTGGATTCTCAATGGTGCAAGGTTCGTTTATATTACAGTTAATGGCGGTAACTGTACCGCCAACAACTGCTGTTGAATTAACTTTTTTGCTTGCTGTCTTAAAGTTTACAGTAACCGCCATTATTATACCTCCTATTCAATCACAAATACGAGAGCATTCTCCGTCATGTCGTTCCAGTACCGATCTGTGAAATGATAGTAGATGTTCCAGTATCCACCAGCACTGTTAAATGGTGTGGTGCTACTCCACTGATTAATTGTGGTTAATCCCATTGCTTCCTCATCAAAAAGGACTGCAAATATATTGCTGATAGCCTGTGCTTCACCCTTTTCAACTGTTCCAGTTGGTGTGATTACGCTTGGTGTGACATTGATCCCCATTGGAGTTTCCAATGTCTGCCAGAAGTTCACTTTTTCATTGGTAGCAATCTTTAGATACTGGTCATGAAATGTATTACTTAATACGGTAGTATCCGCAGTGTGTAAGTCTGGGCTGAACATCATGATATTCTGCATACGTAAAGGTGTATGACGTGCAATCTCTTTTCCGGTGATGTTCGCATGGAAACGGGTAGAACGCTCAGTGAAGAAATCCATGTATGTCATAATCTTTGCGCAAGCCCAACGATAAAAACTAGGGAAATTTGCAGACTTTCGTACATCATCTGCCGTGAGCTTTGAACCGTTCTCATCATTATACATGGTCAAAAGTTTAATCACATGTTCACCAGTGTATCCTTCGGTACTAGCAGTAACTCCTGTCTGCCAAATGTTCTTTGCCCCGATAAAGTTTGCAACGCAAGCACGTGCCATGCTTTCATGTGCCTGTTCGATCATGTCCATTGTATTCTGAGTATACATGGAAACAAACTGACCGAATTCATCAGGATTTCTAAAAGCCTGATCGAGCTGATCTCTAAAATAAGTTCTGTGCCGCTGGAATACCTGACCACCGTAGAAGTTAGTCTGTAAAACTTTTCCTTTTTTGATCTTGTACATATCAACAGCGGTATCATCTGTCAAAGGCTGTCTCTGATCGTCTTCCCAATCATCATCGAGCATTCCAAGCTTACGAACATGATTGCCCCACTGCTGAGTTGTTCTCCTCAAACCTTTAAATTTTGCATAATATGGACGCACTGAAAAAATTGTACGGTCAAGAACCTGAGAAATTGAGTCCATGATCCTGTCATTTCCAGCAAGTAATGCGGTCTGAGCCTGAGCAACGAAAGAACTCGTGTCTGTTGCTTTCATTGTCTCCATTCCTGTTGCCTGTTTTACAATATCATTTAATACTGTACTGATCTGGTCAAACGTTAATGTGTTCGCCATTATTTATTCCCCCCATCTGTTAACCACTCGTAATTTGGTGGATTGATGATGCTTGCGATTGCATCCTCAGTAGTAACCTGCTTAGGCATCTGATTCTGCATCATGTTTACATTGTTATTCTGTACTGATCGCGTGAGATTTTTAAGCGCATCAAGAACATCATTCTGCTGTGAATTCTGGTTAATATTCTGTGGATATCCGCTGTAAGAATAATATCCGTTTATCATCTGCTGATTCTGTACTGGCATCTGCTGATTCTGTACTGGCATCTGCTGATTCTGTACTGGCATCTGCTGAGTCTGTACTGGCATCTGCTGAGTCTGTACTGGCATCTGCTGAGTCTGTCCACTCATTGCCAAGATATCATCTTTTGTGAATCCTGCGTTAGTTAATGCAATAATCTGGTCAATTGTCATATCTTGTAATCCCTCCTGAGATAATTTTTATTTGAAAATCCGGTTGAAATGATTCCATTGTGTTCATATGTGACTGAGTACCATTCACCAGAATAACATCCAAGGCAGATGCATTTTCCATTTTTTGGAATCTCTGCAATCACTTCACCATATGTGTTAGGTTCTGCTCGCACCATCAAAGGATATTTTGAAGTTGTCACGATATAAACTCCTCGAATATCCTTGTTATATTCGATATTCATTCCTTATCACTCCTGGTTATGTGGTCTGTCAACTTTGTTAAAGCAACAGTATTGTTATTGAGTGCTTCTGTCATTTTTGTCATTTCTTCCTTGTGCGCTTCTGTCTCTTTGAGCCATAAGTAAAAAGTTGCAATCAGACAAGCGCAAGGTACTCCAATGTTACTAATCAGTGTTGAAATTGCGTTAACATCCATAGCATTTCCTCCTTATTATAAAATATTTTGGTAGCAATAAGTCACAGAGCTGTGATACCCTGTGACCTCGTGTGGATTAACTGACACAAATCCTGAGCTGTGCGAACTCATGCACACTGATCTGGTACGATCCACGCTCCCAACGTGATGCACATGTGCAACGTTCAGTTGTCCACTACAGAAATACTAACATATTAAATATAATTAGTCAATACTTATCTTTAAAATAATTTTCAAATAATGATTTGCTTGTGATATCTTCAAATTGTATCTTATTAGACAAGTACATATCCCACAGATATACAAAGTCTCTGCGAAAAGCTTTTACATCCTTGTCCGTATTTGTGTATACCGGTGGTGTGCCTGAATTGTGGCGCGTGACATAAATCATGTCTTTTAGTTTGTGCTGGTAAATTGTGATTGCATCCATTCTGCATAATGGCAACAGCTCTTTAATATTCATGGTTTTAATCCCCGAATAATCAGCAGAATAAAATTCATTGCCGAGAGCCATTCTGTTAAATGTGGAATTTTCACCCGACATTTTGTACAATGCAGTCTCTTTTTTCTTCTCGGATATTGGAGAATCGAAAAGATTGAAAAGAGCGATCCCACGATCACGCATGATAGAGACGGACTGTTTTGATATATCCATACTAGATACTTTTTCCATTAAATCGTTTTCTATGAACATATTACAGGATAAATTTTCTGAGTTGGAGAACATAAGAAACTGTATTGGTTCGTACCCCTCTAACTCACGATTTCGGTTCATGGTTTCGTATGCATTCTTGAATGCATATCCTGCATTTTCCACTTTTCGCTCTCGCTTTTCTGGAATAAATTCATCATAAATTCCAATTTCTACGTCTGACGCGTCGAATCCTCGCAAGTTGGCGAAAGTATTTAATGCTATAGCATAACCAAGGATTTCACCTTTATATATAAGTTTACCATTGTCGTCTGTTTCTGTATGGTAAAATCCGGCAACATTTTTACCGATACTTTTCGGATAAATTGACCATCCCATGTCTTTATTCAATTTTTTAAATGGTGACAGTTCAGGAATCTTAATCGTGTCAACCTGTGCTTGTAGTGATCTCATATAGACAAAAATCTTTTTATGCTCAATGCAGTACTTTAGTCCGCCATAGGTTTTTCCTGTACCGCGTCCACCCCAGATATAGTTGAATTTTTGCCCGTAACCTAAAACAGCGGGTATTGATAAATACCCACTGTTTAAATATAAGCTTTTCATTATTTAACTTCCTCAGTTGGTTCGTCAAAACCGATTCCAAGTCTCTTAAGTGCCCTGTCTGGGGATACAAGCGCACAATTGATAAATTCACGTCCTGACTTGCTTGTGTTGTGCAACACTTCAATGAAGAAGTTTTCTGGAACTGGATTCATGCTTTTCACCCTATTTACAATATCTGAAAAGCTATCCCGAAAAGTCTGAGACTGTCCACTGTATGCTTCACCAGTGTTTGTGTCCTGTATGCTGATACATTCAATCTCATGTCCGTCTTTGTCTTTAGTAAGATAATCAATCCACAAACCAACGCAAATAATAGACTTGTGTGCAATGTTTTTTAATGACACAATTGCCGGACTTTCCAGTAAGTCGTACTCATCATATGCGTTGATCTCTCCTGATTTTTTGATAATTTTGAATTCTTTGTTTGCCATGGTTTAATTCTCCTTTTTTGATTTTGTAAATGTTGCATTCTTTAAGAAATCTTCTGCATCCATACCGTAAATTTTTGTTTCTTCTTCATTTCTTTCCCAGTCAATTACAATACCGAAATCTCTATTTTTAACTTCCTTGTTAATCTGTTCATCTGTGAGATTTCCTATTAATGTTAATTCTTTTGTTACCTCGCATTTATTATCAACGTCATAGCAAATAACATTAATTTTGTTGACTGTTAATTCCCTTGTAATTTTCATTTTCTCACCTCCTTTATAACTATCTCTGTTGTAATTATATTATAGTATTAATATTAAATTCTGTCAAGCGTTTCTTTAAATTCTTTTAGTGTTCTTGCGTCTGCTAATATTCTTCTGTATTCATCAGTAATACCGATCGTATAGGTTGACGGTTTAATCACTATGTTCTGACCAATGTAAATTGTGTGTCCGTCAATGGTATAATCTCCATACGGCACGTCATTATATACGGATTCTGTTCCACCAGCTTTAGAAAATGTGAATCCAACTTTAAATGCTGAGATTCCGCCGTGTTCTTCCAACTCCTCTGGAGCATATTTTTTGTTAACTCCTGCAATGGTAGTATGTAGTGTTCCGTCCTCTTCACGGTATACATACTTTTTTGCTCCAAGAGTTGAAAATTCTGTATATGTCTTTTCATACTCAAAAACACCCATGTAATGAACATTCCCTTTTGTGTCGGTTGCAAAAGCATTATTTCTAGTACTATTTTCAATTCTCTTCTTATTATATTCTGCAAATTTATTGTCTATATCATCACCCAGCACTTTAACATACTTTACAGAATCCGTATCATCATATAAATATCTATCGCCTACTATATTGATGCCCTCTTTTAACCGGTATCTCGCCCATGCAGTTACCCAAACACCCCATTGGAACGGTAAAAAGGCAGTTCGGTTATATTCTGTAAGTAATGTTTCACGTGAAACATTTTCATCTACTTTAAATACGTCCTCGTCCGATTCCGTGAATATTAAAGACTGTTTTACGGGTGACTGCACCATCATTCCATAGCAAGAATTTAATAATGCTTTCTGCAAATTATAAAAGAGTTCCTGTTCTGTGATTCCTTTTAATTCAGTTTTATCTATGTAGTATCCGCGTAATATGTCTTTAAGTTGTTCAGGAAGCTGTCCATACCTACTTTCATAGCATTCGGTAATCTGAAAGTCTTCCCACTTGTACTCCGCTTTCATAATTTCATAGTCAATATCAGTGATAGTAGTTTCTAAATAATCAGCAGATAGGATTCTGCCATTATCCAATATTTCACCAGTTACTTTTCTGCATTTTGAATATCCGAGATATGGCGCGCCATAGTATTTGTCTATTTGTTCAATACCAATAATACGACACCGGAATAACAGGGCTTTACCTCTATCAATTTTCTTTTTAACATCAGATTCTTCCAATGTTCCAATAAACACAAATTTTGACATTGGAAATGCATCGTTAAGTACCACGTCTGGATATGATGAAGAACGATCATAACTCCCTATTCCAAGAATCTTTTTTCCATCTGCTTTTATGACAGTTCCAGAATAATACCTGTTAGCATGCGTATCACCGCCACGAAAAGCTTCTTCCAGCAAATCAAAAACTCTGATATCTGGAAATAGATATTTATGTTTTTTAGACCATCCAAACATAGCTTTTTTTGTCTCGCGTCTGACATATCCTGTGGACGTTAATGGGAGGGTGTATAGATTGTCATTTGCAAGAAGCATTCGTTTATGCATCGCTTCAAGTAAACCAATAGTATCATTGACTGAATATTGTAGTTCATACTCTGTGAGTGGTGTCCATGGATACCGCTTTTTTGAGTAATCAAAAATTTCACCCGACAGCTTCGTGTGATTAACTTTCATTTTTTTCGTAAATGATTCAAGCCCCATATTGGTTTGCAAATATGAACACCGAAACTCAAATCTCGAATCCATTTCACATTTCAATATTTTTCTTGACTTAATTGCAAAAACTTCATCCGGTGAAAAAGTGTATATGGCTCGCAAGAACTGAAATTCATATGCCAGGTTATGCACAAAAATCATATAATATGCTTCATTATCATCTTGTTGTAATTGTGACATATGTAATTCAAATTCTGTCCAAGTTCTTCCTATGATTGTATCAATGTGTAAATCATCGAGAAAAAGTATCGAGAACTGCCAGATATACATGATTGACTGCTCAATCTCTGTTATTCTGGTAGTCTCAATATCGAACGCACACATACAATTTTTATATCCTTTTCTCTTTTTTGTTCCTCTGTTTGATCTGGTATCATGTAAACATGGTATATTCTGTATTCTAGTATAATCGTATGTATCAACTGTATACAGATTTTCCATGTCTTAATTCCTCCGTCTTTTCCTCTTTGTTGCTTTTCTTTTCTGTCGTTTTGCTTTATCTTTCTTGTTGATGCTGGATTTCAGTTTTGTAATATTCCGCGATCCAGTTTTCAAAAATTCCTGATAGAGTTCAATCAATTTTTGATTACTCATGTTCTCACCCTCAGAATATAATTCCACTGCAAAATCAGAATCATAAATACGGTCTGACGCAAAATCGCGAACCTGCTCCATGAATTTGCCAAAATTGAGTAAATCTTCATGAGATTTTAAACCAACTCCGAACACTTCATTTATGTGTTTAATCTTTTCTTTCTCACGTTTCTTTAACCCTGAGACTGTTAAGTCGCTGAATACTATAGTTGCCAGTTCGCTTAATAAATGATATAATTCATAATTGCTTTCAATCTGCCTTATTGGTTTATATCTACTAATCGGACGTTCTTTTACAAGTCCAATATCTGAGTATTTACTTGCGATTAATCTTTCATATCTTTTACGATAAATTGATCGTAAACGTGAATATTCCTGTCGGACTTCTTTTGCATTCCATGTAAGTTCCAACGCAAGTGGTGTGTAATCAGCTCGCGCTTTTTTAAGTCCTTGTGGACGATTACGCTTTTTACTGATTGATTGTTTTGCCATAATCTATTGTTTCACCGTCCTTTACAAGATGAAAATGTATCGGTCTATAGTTCAAGCCATATTCTACAATACGCTGTTGCACAATTGACATTGCAATCATTCCAGTATACGCTTCAACATAAACATAATCACATTTTCCTTCACAATCTTTTTTCAATATATTCTGAGTGTTCAGTGGTTTTATAAATACTCTATACCATGATTTTTTAGTGTTCATCGGTCTTGCCATTATTGTATTCCCCCCATTTATTTACACATTCTATTAAATCATCAAAACTTGTTACAATTGTCCACTGGAATTTGGGTATACATCCAAAACAGTCAATGAACTTTTTGCACTCTGACGCATAATCGCATTTTGAACACTCGAATGCAACAGCGTTGCACTCGAATGTTATTTCAAAAAATGATACTGCCATTCAATCATCTCCTAACTTATAAAATGAAATATCATCAATATCATAATAGTTATGTTTTATCATAAATTTATGTATGTATACATACCAACCATCAGTAATATTAAGTAATATTAAACAATCATGATAATCTAAAAATAATAAATACTTTTTTCCCTGATATATACATGTATCAATCAATGTTGCATACATTTCAAATCTTTTTAAAGTCCATACTCCTTCTTTCATTATTAGTCCTCCTCTTTAAATTTATATAATTGATATTCATCATGCAAGTGTGTTAATGTGTACCAAGCAAATTCAAATGTGTATGTACCATCGAGGGATATGTTGACCCAGCCAAGCTCTCCTGGGATACCTTCCGTGCGAGTGGTGCCGGTGGTCAGAATGTGAATAAGGTGGAATCAGGTGTCCGTCTGC